TTATTTGGAGCTTCTTTTACCTTATTAACTTCCCAATCATTCATTTCCCAATCATCATAGTGAGTATCTTTTAAAGTACCTGAATAGAAATCCCAATTCCCATCATTTCGTTGAACCTCTAATGAGCCCAAAACCCAATTTTTATCATAGGATGAAAATGTTGATTCATATTCTTCTTCAAAAGTACAAGAACCATTAACAGTGTATTCGATTAAGTAATCGTTTGCTTGAGGAATTATAAGTTGTTCTATTAATGTTTTATCATTATTTTCAAATATTTGAGAAAGTAAATCATCATTAATTTCTAAAAACTTAGCAAAAAATTGAACATCTTCTTCAACAACTGATTCATTAAAGTATGAGGAGACATTTTTAAGTGTTTTTTCACAATCTTCATATTCATTTTCGTAATCATTATCTAATGATTGCCAGTCAAATCCATCATCAACAATTTTACTTGCAATAAAAACTAATTGTTTTTTTGGGAATCTTGAAAAGTTACTTTGGTCTGCCATATTAATAAATATCAAAAAAGGTGGATTTCTCCACCTTTTTATACTGTATGTTCAATTTGAACTCTAACACAATTCTGAGGTAATCTGTGAATGTGTCTGTAGTTGTTTATGTATCCCATCATATTCGCACTACCAACGGCATTTGCAGAGTGTACTACCACTTCAACCACAGGTTGTCCATCTAACCATTGATTGATTAACCATTTAACACAATCCATCCCAGTTTTTTCTAAAATGTTATCATAGTTTAAAGTATAGTTGTGATAAACATTTTTATGCCATTCAGCCATTGCAGTATCTCCTAAGTCATGGTCCAAAGAGATTAACCCAATATTTTCTAATCCAATGTATTGAATTGTAGATACAAATTGTTCGTAATCTCTTACAACTGTCCAATCTTTATCAACAGGAGTTCTTACATCATCTAAATAAATTTTAACCATTTTTTTTTAATTTTTTAGTTTTTTCTTTTTTTAAGTATTTTACAATTTTTTCAATACCCTCAACATCATCGGGATTGATGATAAACTCATCAAACGCTCCGTATCTACATTGATATCCAAAAATATATTTCAAACCATAACTAACTCTTTGCCAAAATGGGCGTTTAACTAAATGTGTATGAATATAAAGCATTGGATATTTTATATCATTAATTTCGTCCTCATCATATAGGACAACCATTTGATGTTCCGTATTATGACAGGAACATACAAATAAATCTTTTTGTGTTTGTTTAATTTTCATATTATATGTGGGTTAATTTCTCTTTCATACCCTTCTGATTCTTGGTCATATTCGGAACAGGGCCATTCCCGGCCTTTATCATCAATAGGGGTCCAAATTTTGTTGTTTTCTACCCATTTCCAATCAACACCCTCTATCCCTTCAGGTGATTCTTGCTCGTATAATGGAGGATGATATGTATTAACATCAATATGTCTATAATGACAATCACATCCACGATGAACACATTCGTCACAAAAGTATGGGCTACATCCAGAAGAATATCCTGGCATGTAACACCATACTGCAACTTTACCACATTCACATAGTTCTTTAATCATAAGTAACCTCGTTTGTTTCAGGGTTCCAATCAATAGTTATTGGTTTTTGAGTGTAAGTGTATCTTTCGTCTAAAACCGCAGTATTGAAGTGATGTGTGTCTCCTTTTCTAACATAACCATAACCTGTGTGGATATGACCAACATTATGAAGTTTAACATTCAATCTTTCTAATCTTTCTGCTAATAACTCACAACCCAAATTATCGTGTCTTCTACCTTCAACGGTATCTAATATACCAAATGCTGGTCCATGAGTTAATAAGATGTCAGTATCATCAGGGATTGCTTCCCATCTAGCAGCCAATCCAATGCCATTTTTTTGAAGATTAAAAGCCCAATCGTAAAACCAAGGTTGCCAAGGACTACCATAAATTTTCACTTCTCTTTCATCACCAACTTTGATTACCAATTCACTATCTTGAAGATAAGTTATTCCAGTGTAGAAATCTAATATTTCTTTTACTTTGTCAACATTATCTTGAAAGCCCCAATCGTGATTTCCCGCAATGAATACTTTGTGAGTATACCCCTCAATACCATTAAACCATTTACAGAACTCTCTGATTTCATGTTCGTAACCCATTGAAGAGATATCACCACTATGTACCAACAAGTCTCCACCAGGTAAATCTAATGTAACTTGTTTGTGTTTATTATGAGTATCACTCAACATTGTTATTTTCATAATTTCTATTTTTTTACAAAGATAGTAAAAATAGTTTAATCTTCGTCATAATCTTTTCTATCTTCTTCGTCTTCTTTTTTGTCATCAAAATTAAATCCGTCCCCAAATAAATCTTCACCTCTATAATCGGGATGTTTTTCGTGCATGTCAGTAATACCTTTAACCCAAAGGGCTGAGATACCTAAAACAACAAAAAACATAATTACATAAACTCCTACCATAACTTATTTTTTTTTAATTTAATCCCACCAACCCTCAATATTGTCACTCATAATATTGAATAACAATTTTCTTGCTCTATCGTGATTTATGTGTCCAATATTCATTGCAATGATTTGTTTATCGTCTTCACGACCTTTTCTACCAAAAACACCCTCACCATTTATTACTTTTTTGTAAATAAGTGGGTATTTTTTGAAGTAATCATCAAAATTTTCTTCTAATAATCGGGACTCCCAAGATGATAATCTTTCGTCACCTGGAACCGGTTCAAACCAATGTTTAGTTTTATGAAAATCGGAGTATTCTGAGGAATAAAACTCTTCTTGAACCAACCCCATTAATTTTACACATAGTCTCATTCTACGAGCATCTTGTTGAGCACGAGTGTGTAAATCTCTACGACCAATATAGTCGGCTTGAGTTGATAATTTGTGTTTCATTATTTCAAAAATGTAATGACTATCCCAATTTCGGTCTTTCCATATGATTGGAAACCAATAAATTAGATTTTTTACACCTTCCTTAATGTATTTGTGGTAATATCTACCATCGTGATTCCACCACGATGGAATAAATTTTAATTTTCTTATAATCCAAGATTCTTTTTCACGCTTCTCAGCCCATTGGTCAAATATATCTTTTTCTGGTTCCATAATTATTTTTTACAAAGATAGTAAAAAAATAAGACCCGTCAAACTAAATTCACGGGTCTTTTGGAAAGATATATGAGAACACTCCTTGTGGAGCGATGTGTAACAAATAAATATGAAAATTATTTAAAAAAGTCCACTTTTAACTAGCGTTAGAATGAATTTTTTACTCTATCCAATAATTTTTCATCAAATTCAACACCATGACGCTCTTTAAAATGTTTTAAAAGAGTTTTAATAGAACCTAATCTATCTATTTTCTTAAGTAATAAATATGCACCTAAATCGGCGTCCATTTCTTCATTGTCGTTTCTTGGTCCATCATGTCCTAAAATAATATGAGATACTTCATGGGCTTCTATAAACTTAAGAACATCAGCATTAAAGTTATTAATGAATTGTTCTCCATCTATAATTATTAGATTTTTACCAGGCACCATAAAACCATAACCATATTCATCAAAAATTGGTTTAAGGTCTTCGTATTGAGGATGCTCTGATAGAACAACTGCGATTTGTACGTCAGGTAAAAATTCGCTATTAAAAATTAAAGGTTCCAAATTATTTTAATAAATTATAATATTCCTTGAAATGTTTTATTCTATCTACAAGTCCAATAATTCCACCATTAACTCTTTTCGTAACGGCAGTTACAGTAATGGCGTCAGCCCCTTTATCACAAATAGACCATAATTTATTTGAATCAAAGAAAAATGCTGCAGACGCTAACGGATATTTGGTAGCAACTAAATCAGGATTTGACACAGTGTCCTCACCAATGAACTTCGCAAAGTTTTTATAGTTGTCTTTACCAGTTAATTGGATATATCCTCTTCCACGAAATTTAAATCCCTCTTTTGTTGATTCGTCTCCATTACCCATTCTTCCACCATACACTTTTGATGCAATTTTTTCAGGGTTTCTTGCGTAAGATTCTGCTAAGTTACCAGGAAAGTATTTTGGAAATATCTTTTTAAGACCATCAACAGAATAGTTAACATTTTCTGATACCGCTTTAAAACCTCCCGATTCATGACCACATTGGGCCAAAAAGTGAGCCAATCTTAATGGGCTAGTGATATTGAATTTTACCGCAGTTTCAGGAATCTGAGCAATTACTGATTCAGGAATATGACCTTTTAATTTTTCTAAATTGAATGGACTATCTTTTGGAATGACAACATCTTCTTTAATTATTTTGACAGGAAACATTTTGTTCCAAGTTCCGTCACCGACAATTCCGTCAGGGGTTAAACCATTTTTGGTTTGCCATTCTTTAACCAATTTTTCAGTTCCAGGGCCGAAAGTACCATCAGGTGTTGTTCCTAATTTTGATTGAAGTTTTTTTACTTCTTCTCCTTTTGAGTTAATTTTTAATAACATAGTAATTTGGGTTTATAACCAATAAATAGTTTATAAACTTATAGTTATTGACTATTTATTATAAATACACAATTAAAATACCAATTAAATATAATATGGATAGTTTACGAGAATTAATAAAAGAGTCTTTAGAGTCACATTTTGACAAATCTTTGATTTTGAAAGAAAATGTTGAAGTGTCTGATGAGTTAAAATATCATATTGATAATAACATGACATTAACTAATAATGTATTTAGAGTTTATTCTGAATCATATTTTAATTTGGTTAATGAAGTTAGAGAACTTTGGAATGAAGGTAAAATTGACTTAAATGAAGATGATACTTTAATGGTTGAGTCTGATTTAGGTAAAAAAGTTAAAATAGGTAAAAGACTTATTTACCTTGATGCCCCATACATTTATGAAACAGAAACGGAAGAAGATATTTTAAGAGAAGCAAAACTTCACGGTAAAAATGTTGAATTAAATAAACCACATAGAACACCAGGTGGTCCTAAGAAATTTGCGGTTTATGTTAAAAGTAAAACAGATGGTGTTAAAAAAGTAACATTTGGAGACTCTAACTTAAAAAATAAAACCACAAACAAAAAAGACACAAAATCATTTAGAACTCTTAATAAATGTTCTCAAAAAACAGATAAAACAACTGCAGGATATTGGTCTTGTAATGTTGGTCGTTACGCTAAACAATTGGGATTATCTTCTTCAAATTCTTAATAATGGAAATAGATAAAATTGAAAAATATTTGCAAGTTTATCTTGACGATGTCTTAACACCTGAAATTAACAACGAATTAGTTGGTGAAGACGATGAGCCAATCAAACTTAGTGTTCATAAAATAACTTATGGAATTGCAAATCCTAATAGAATAAATTTTTTCTTAGATATGGACCCTGATTGGACAAAAGGTAGTTATACTTATAAAATCAACACAGATATTAAAAATTTTTTTAAAATGTTAGGTCTTGATAACAGTTTACACATTTATTGGAACCAAAGACCTTTATAATAATAAAAAACCCACTATAAAGTGGGTTTTTTATTTTACGCTCTCATCGGCATTGGTTCTGAGATTGAATCCTCGGGATAATGTTCTCTTGCAACCTCCCTTAATTGTCTTACAACATCACGGTCAATTTCTTCTCGTATTTGTTCGTCCATACCCATCATAGCTTCACCCATGTATCGTGGAGCACGAACTTCCATCTCCACAATGTCATCTTCTTGTCGTAATTTTTTAACATTATTATTACATTCACTCATAACTTGGTTTTGAATTTCAATAGAACATAACTCTTTATTTGTTTTGTTAGATTTAAATATTTGTTTAACAATAGAATATAAATAATCGTCAGCCTCAACATTTAAATAATCAACTCTACTATCTTCAGAATTCCAAAAACTAAAATCATCATCGTTCTTTAATCCTTTATATCCAGCAAATTTATACCCACTTTGTTTATTAATGAAATAAACTAAAATACCTTTTTCCCAATACTTTTTAAAATAATGTTTGTCTTTTTTATATGTTGTACAC